ATCTGACTTCACTAGACGGTACATGCGCAACAGAAAACCGGTAGTCGGGTGGGTTGGTTCAACAAGCCATCGATCTGGTGATCTTGAAATTCTTGACGGGGTGTTGGATAACCAGAAGTTTCGGGTCCATCACTCGGGTCATGTTGATGGGACAGCATGGTTTGCGGACAAAGTTGGTTTGGATCGACAGAAGGTGTCCAAAACGCCGATGCACCATCCGCAACAGTATGCGCGCCTTTCATTCCAGTTCGATATCGGCATTGCTCCTTTGAACGATGTTCCGTTCAATCACGCCAAATCGTGGATCAAAGCCATTGAGTATGCCGCTGCTGGGGTTCCGTTTGTGGCATCGAACCTTGGGGAGTACGCCAGACTCAAGGAAGTTTACGGGATCGGGCGCCTAGCATCGAACCAAGATGAATGGAACGAGCACATTTTGGAACTCACCAACTACTCGGTGAGAAACCAAGAAGCAAAGAAACAGTTAGATCTTGTCAAGCGCGAACTTGATGTTCGTGTAATGGCGCAGAACTGGGACAGCGTTTTAGAGAACTACATGTAGGTAAACCTGCGGTGGGTGCAAACCCTGTAAAATCAGAATGGAATCATCTGTCGCCGCCTGCGAGGTTGTCAAATGCTCGTCACCCAGACCGAACTTGAGCGTTACATGGACATCAAGTTCTCCAATCGGCAATCCCATGCCGCAACCTATGTTCTGGAAGGACTTCAGAGCGAACTTGAGTCGATTCTTCGCCGTCCGGTTGAAGTCCAAGAATTTACTGAAACTCACAAGGTTGAGTACAACAACGTAGGTATTCCGAACACGTCGTTTTTCTACGACTATTCGTTGGACACCACTGGCAACGTCCTCGCATTCCTTCAACCTCCTTACACCTACTATTTGAAAAACTCGCCAGTCGTTGCTGTTTCTAGCCTCACCGCAACCGGACCAGATCCCGGCTCAGCAACCGTCTCCCTCACCGAGGGGCGAGACTTCACTGTTCTCAAATACGGTGTTGACGTATACCGGACGTTCGCCAACGACACCTTGAACATCACCTACACTGCCGGTCTTGCGGGGGACAACATCAAACATTTCAAACTGGTGATCCTTCGGGCAGCAGCACGAGAGATGCAAAACATGCACGATGACGTGGTGGGCATCAAGGATCTTGAAACTCGGAATGTCGCACCGCTCACCACAGGTTTCACTCCGGAGGAAGTTCAGTCACTGCGCCGCTACCGGCGCATAAGGATTTCCTGATGAAAGTCAAAATCGACATTGACTGCGATGCCGATGGTGTGATCCGGCATCTTCAAGCGATGCAGGCTCGGGCAGGAAACTTCGCCCCCGTGTTCCGTGATGCGAGAACACAGTTGGAAAAAGCCAACGCAGAAAACTTTTCGACAGGTGGTCTACCTGTCGGTGGCTGGGATCCCCGGAAGCGTGATTATGCGTGGCCGATCATGCGTCGAACCGGACGACTGTTCAGCAGTCTCACAAATCTACGTGGGGCACCTAACGTCATTACTGATAACTACGCCCAGTTTGGAACGAACGTGGAGTACGCCAAGTTCCATCAGTACGGAACAGAGAAGATGCCTGCGCGTAAAATCGTTTTCAACCCGACGGGTTTCTCGCAGGAAACCGCTCGCAAAGCACTGCGTTGGGTAACCAGAGGTGATCTACCGTGACGATGCAAGGCGCTTGGCGCGCAAAAGAGTTTGTAAACGAATATTTGCGGGAAGATCTACCCGACAGACTGTTGACGTACCGCAACGCATGGAACGTTGACGACGAAAATCTCCCCGAGCCCATTAAATATCTCGTTTACGAGCCAGTTGCTCTGGACCGGTGGCCCACCCTTATCACCGTTCTGATTTCAATGAACGGTCTGACGCGAGACGGATACTCCACAAACATGGATCCGGTGTACCGCGTCGATTACGCAATGCGAACCTACGTCTGGGTCAAAGACGACGACTCTGAACAAGTCACAGCAAAACGTGATCGACTCATGACAGTTGTTCGCTCCGCATTTCTTGACTCGCCAAGTTTGAATCGTTGCGCCCTGAACGAAGGGTTCGATGTTGTTCTTGACGAAGGGTCGATCCGAGAGGAATATTCAGACCTCACCATGATCAAAGGTGAGCGAGTTATGGCTGGCGGCTATGTCGCGTACACGCTAACCATTGAAGAGAAAGTCGAAAGAACCACAATTTATGAAGCGAAGTCACCTTCAGCATCGGTAACTTACGAAACAGAATCAGAACTGCTTCTACCTTTACTGAAAGACATAAATTGATACCTTCCACTACAGCAGTGCTGCATCGTGGACAATATATGCGAGCCCACGGGCTAGTTGCAAAAGACCAGAGCCACTTTAGGTATACTTTGAGAAGCATCCCCGAAAGAACGACACGCTTGGGAGCGGAGGAAGCCACATGCCCGGCATTGTAGTAAACACAGCGGTTCGCACCGGACCGTCAACCACGAACATCAACCCGACTGCAACCATGTTCATGGTTGGTCGGACCGAGCGTGGAACCGAAGGTACGCCAACCCTGATCACCAGCCTGTCTCAGTACGAGACTGTCTACGGCGGGTACATCTCCAGCGGCGCGGTTCACCAGCAGGTCCAGACCTTCTTCGAAGAGGGTGGCGCTCAGGTGTATGTCTCCCGGATCACTGGCGCCAGCGCCACGTTCGGAGAACTCACCGTCACTGGTGGAGGCGGCGACGCCCTCACCCTCACCGCCACCGGTCAGGGCTCATGGTCAAGCAACCTTGAGGCAGAAGTTGTCGCCCTCGGCAGCGGCTTCGCCCTCAAGTTGTACCTTGACGGCGATCTCGTCTACTCAACCGGCGAAGTGGCCACCTCGGCTGCTGCCGCCAACAAGTTGAACGCCGCTACCGCGACTGGTGCGCTGTACGCCACCGCTGTTGCCGGTGCCGGAACCCTTCAGGCTTTCACCAAGGACGCTTTCAGCGCCGGTGACGCCGACGAGAGCGGCATCGTTGACTCGGACTACACGACCGGTGTCGACAACTTCAGCGACGATCTTGGCCCGGGTGCCATTGCGGTTCCGGACGACGGCGGTTTCAGCGATCGCACCGTGATCCACGCTGCGCTTATCGCTCACGCCGCCGCGAACAACCGGATCGCCCTTCTTGCCTTCGGCGAGAATGATTCGGCTTCGACGGTTGAGAGCGCTGCCGCAAACCTGAGTGCTGGCTCCAACGCCGAGTACGCCGCCGCCTTCTTCCCGTGGGTCAAGATGACCACCGATGCGGGCACCACCCTGACGCTTTCCCCTGAGGGTTATGTTGCCGCGAAGCGTGCGCTTGCCCACAACGGGATCGGCGCTTGGACCGCTTACGCGGGTGCCAACTCTGAGGGTTCCTACATCACCGGGCTTGCCAGCGCGGTCAGCAAGGACACCGGCGACAGCCTTGACGAGAACCGGGTGAACGCCCTCCGTCTCATCAACGGTCGGGTTCGCATCTACGGTGCCCGCTGTCTCTCGGCTGATGAGGACAACTTCCGGTTCATCACCTCCCGCGAGATGCTGAACTACGTCGTCAACGGCGCGAAGAACACCCTTGAGGATCTGATCTTCTCGCCAATCGACGGTCGCTCGGCCCTCTTCTCTGAAGTCCGCGCCCGACTGGTTGCGCTCCTTGAGCCAATCCGCATCGCTGGCGGACTGTACGAAGCGTTCGACAACACTGGTCGCCGTATCGACTACGGCTACTCAGTGCAGGTCAACGATGCCATCAACCCGCTGAGCCAGTTGGCCGGTGGTCTAGTCAAGGCGAAGGTCGGTATCCGGGTTTCGTCCACCAGCGACCAGATTCAGGTTGATGTCACCAAGTCCAACCTCACCGCATCAGTAGTCTGATTAGGAGCAAAACATGACTAAGTTGGCTCAGAGGCAGATTGTCGCCACAATCGTCCCCTCTTCTGGCAAGAACGTCGAAGTTCCCCCGAAGATGGGTGCCGATGCTGGCGTCCAGTACTTCGCTCAGGTGAGCGGCGGCGAAATCACCGCTTCCGTGGAGAAGATCTACGTTGGTGGCAAGTTGTTCCCGGAGACGCTTTGCGCTCCTTCTGAGATTGGTGACCTCACCGTCACCCGTCACTACGATCGTGATGTCGATGGCGACTTCCTGACGGCGGTCCGTCAGATGGTTGGCCGCGCCTACTACGACGTGACCGTGAAGGAACTCAACTGCGACATTGAGAACCCGCAGGCCACCCGGGTTTATCCGGAGTGTCTGCTCGTCGGGCTCACCGAGCCTGAGGGTGACGCCGCTTCGGGCGCTCCCGCCACCTACTCGCTGACCTTCAGCGTTTCGACGGTGGCTAGCGCCCCCAACTGACAAACTGTCAACTTCAGAATAAAGGTCTAGGGGTGCCACTGGCGCCCCTTTTCCTATGCTAGGGTTCTGCGCTATGAGCGATGAACTTTACGAAGTTGAAGAAGAGGCTGCTCCCGAGAAGAAGCCGCCTCGTTCCTCTTCCAGCAAGGCCCCCACGGTCCTTGACCAGTTGAAGGACACCCTGTCAAAGAAGGTTGAGCGCCCCTCAGTCTTCATTGAGGTTCCTGAGCGTGCCAACATCACGATTCAGGTTTCCCCGAACATCACCCAACATCAGTTGCGTTCGTGGCGCAAGAATGCCGGTGAGGACACTAAGAACGGGATGGATTCCATCAAGTTTGCGTGTGCCGTCATCGGTCACACCACGACCGGCATCTTTGTTGGTGACGAGCAGGCAACCGACGACAACGGCTACCCGTTGACATTCGGTTCGGATGCGATTCTCAAGATGACTGAGACAAGCCGTCCGATTCCGGACTGCGTGCGTGCATTCTTCGGTATCGATCCTCATTTGGAGGCTGCGGCTCTCGCCATTCTTGAGGCTGCCGGTTACGGGGACACGGTGGAAACCGTGGACCCTACGAAGATGTCCTAGACGATCTCGTCTCGGACGCACGAATTCAGAGCGCAGCACGGCTGGGTGAACTATTCGGCACAGACCCAATTCGTATACTTGACAGCAGTGATGAGGAATGGCTGATTAGGTATGCCTGTGCTAAAGTTATAGAGTCGGACAGAGCCGAAATTGAGCGTCAGCGGAACGCAAAATAGGGGCTAAACATACTCTGTAGCATGGGCGGAGTTCGCGTATGGCGGACAATGAAAATGTCACAATTCGCATACGTGTCAGGGCTGATACCAGCCAGATCGACCGGGTACAGCGCAAACTAGCGGCCCTATGCGCGCAGGCCGACGCCTGTGAGAAGCGTTTCAATGCGTTGGGTAACCGCATTGACGACATGGGCAAGTCGATGAAGGATTTGGACAAGCAGTCCCAATCCACGACGAACCGCATGAAGGATCTTGCCAAGGCGCAAGATGACGTAAATAAAAGAACCCGTGATAACGACAAGGCAACGAGTCGTGCCAGAAAAGCCCAAGATCTGTTCTCGCGTGGGAGCAAGAAGTTGGGTGACATTCTCGGCAAAACGTTGCGTCTCGCGCTGAAAGCGGTTCTTATCGAAACGCTCGCCTATGCGGCGGCGCTTTCATCCGTCAACCTGCTCCTCAAGACTGGTTCATTGCTGAACCGGGCGTGGACCGCAACTGTTCGTGGAGTTGGTGTAGCCGCAGCCAATGCTGCTGCCGGTATCGCTGCGCTTGCCGCGACGTTCGCTGCCGCGATGCGTCAGATGGCTGCCGCTCAAGCCTCTGGCGGTTATGGCGGCAACTTCACTGCCGCGTCTCGGGCTTTGCGAAGCGTCCAAGGTGACGCTCAACTTGCCGTTTTTGGTGTGGAGTCGTTGACGGGGGCGTTTGCTGCTGCTTCCCGTAACGCCCGTGTCACTAGTTCAACTGTTGCCGGTCTTCGTGGCCTCACTGATTTCGCTGTTGCTTCGGGCGACATGGAAAAGGGTTTGCTTGCTGCGGCGAACGTCATCTCGTTGTTGCAGAAGGGTGAGGCTGCGGGCGGAGAAAATCTTTTGTCTGCCGCCAAAGAGTTGGGTCCGCAGTTTGAGAAGGCATACAAGGATGCGATTTCGGGTGGGAAGAAAACGAACGCTCAACTGATCCAGTTGTTGGCTTCCGGCCAGTTGGCACAAGATGCGGGTATTGCTGGCACTGCCGCGAATGTTCAGGGCACCCTGATCGGCCAATTGAAGTCGTTTGCCACGGAGATGCAGTTGATTTTCGGTGACCTTGGCCAGAGTTTCATCGGGCCAATCCAAACAGCGTTCAACGCGGTCCGCAAGATTCTGTATCGAACGATTTTCCAAATCACTGGAAACCTGAACGCTTTCGCCAACGGGCCGTTCATCGATTTCGTTGTAGGCGCTGCCGACAAGATCGGCAACCTGACCGCGAAGTTGTTCAACGAGTATCTGCCGATGACCCAAGAGGTGTTGGGTAACTTTATTGACGGCTGGCGGAGGTTTACCGATTTCTTCAGTCG